CGCGGCTTGACGCAATCTATTGGGCGGCGCGTAATGGCCTGAAGGGCGACACGCTGGCGTTGGCCGCTGGGAGGCGTCCGTCTGAATATCGACAGCTCTGCGAGTTTGATCCGCTGACGGAGATGGCGGAACAGAAGGGGCGCGCCGACGGCGAGATGGAAGTGTCAGGCATACTGCACGAGGCGGCGCGGCAGGGCGACGCCAAGGCGGCGTTGGAGATCTTGAAACACGCGCATGGGTGGACGGCCAAGACGGCTGTGGACATCAGCATTGACCAGACCATATCGGTCAAGCACGCCTTAGAGATGGCCCAGCAGCGGGTGCTGGAGGGGGCGTTTACTGTCGTGGAACAGTTAGAGGACATGGACCGTGCAAGCACCAATCTATTCGGCTCAGGACGAGATGGAGCTAATGTCGCGGTTGTGGACGCCCGCGCTGAAGAACGATCCGCTGAAGTTCGTCCTGTACGCGTTTCCGTGGGGGCAGAAGGGGACGCCTCTTGAACATTTTGCAGGCCCACGCCGTTGGCAACGCGAGGTGCTGGCGGAACTGGCCGCGCATATAGAGCAGAACAACGGCAAGATTGACTTCGACACGTTCAGGATGGCGACCAGCTCGGGGCGCGGCATCGGCAAGTCGGCGCTGGTGTCCTGGCTGGTGATTTGGATGCTATCGACGCGCATCGGGTCCACCACCATCGTGTCGGCCAACTCGGAGGCGCAGCTCAGGTCGGTGACGTGGGCGGAGATAACCAAGTGGCTCAGTATGAGCTTGAACAGCCACTGGTTCGAAATCAGCGCTACCCGCGTTGCTCCGGCCAAGTGGCTGACGGAGATCGTGGAGAAGGATCTGAAGATGGGCACGCGCTACTGGGGCGCGGAAGGGCGGCTGTGGAGCGCGGAGAATCCGGACGCCTACGCGGGGGTGCACAACTTCCAGGGCGTGATGCTGGTGTTCGACGAGGCCAGCGGCATCGAGGACAGCATCTGGTCGGTGGCGGCGGGGTTCTTTACGGAGAACACGCCCAACAGGTTCTGGATGGCGTTCAGCAACCCCCGGCGCAACAGCGGGTACTTCTACGAGTGTTTTAACGGCAAACGGGACTTCTGGCGCAACAAAATCGTAGACGCCCGGTCGGTTGAGGGGACGGACAAGGCGGTGTACCAGCAGATCATTGATGAGTACGGGGCGGACAGCAACCAAGCCTACGTTGAGGTCTACGGGCAGTTTCCCAGTGCGTCAGACGATCAGTTCATCGGCAGCCACTTGGTTGACGAGGCAATGGACCGCGTCAAGTGGAAGGATCAGTCGGCCCCCATCGTCATTGGCGTGGACCCGGCGCGGTTTGGGGCGGACTCGACGGTCATTGCCGTGCGGCAGGGCCGGGACATCATCGCCATCAAGAAGTACCGGGGCGACGACACGATGGAGGTCGTGGGCCGCGTGATCGAGGCTATCGAGGAGTACAAGCCCGCACTGGTCGTGGTGGACGAGGGTGGGCTGGGCGCGGGCGTCGTGGACCGGCTCAAGGAGCAGCGGTACAAGATCAGAGGCGTCAACTTCGGGTCCAAGAGCAAGAATCCGCTCATGTGGGGCAACAAGCGAGCGGAGATGTGGGGGGAGCTGCGGGCGTGGCTCAAGACGGCCAGCCTGCCCAAGGACCGGTACCTCAAGAGCGACTTGATCGGCCCCATGATGAAGCCGGACAGCAAGGGTACGATTTTCTTGGAAAGCAAGAAGGACATGAAGGCGCGGGGGCTGGCGTCACCTGACGCGGCGGACGCCATCGCTGTGACGTTTGCGTTCCCGGTGGCGCACCGGGAGTACGTTGACCGAGGGCCTAGAAGAGGGTACTCTGCGGGCGGAATTACAACCTCATGGATGGGATCGTAACCATGTCCACCAGCACCAAATCAATCGGCGTCGCGTTTGAAGATCAGAACATCATCGGTTCTGATTTTGTTTTGGCTGGCGGTCAGCTTGGCTATTCGACGGACGCCCAAGGCGCAATCACGCAGCTTACCAGCAAGTCAACCGGCGTGACGCTGAACAAGTCTTGCGGTCAGATTACCCTGAACGACGCGGCGCTGGCGGCCACAACCAACGTGACGTTTACGTTGACTAACTCTGTCATCAGCACCAAAGACGTGCTGATTTTGAACGTTTACGGCGGCACTTCTGGGTCGTACAATGTGTGGGTCAGCGGTTTGGCTGCGGGAGCCGCGACCATCACCGTGCGTAACATCACAGGCGGGTCGTTGTCTGAAGCCATCAATATTAACTTTGCCATCATCCACGGACAGTAAAATGCCCCTCAAGAAATCTGCGTCGCCCAAAGCGTTTAAGGCTAACGTGGCGACCGAGATAAAGGCAGGCAAACCGCCCAAGCAGGCGGTTGCCATTGCTTACTCGGTCAAGCGAGCCGCAGCGAAGCCGTCAAAAGGCAAGTAATATGGCAAAATCCGTATCTTTATCGGTCAAACGCGGGGAAAAACTTCCCGTCAGCAAGGGTGCTGGTTTGACTGCTAAAGGGCGTGAAAAGTACAACCGCGAGACGGGCTCTAACTTGAAAGCGCCCGCTCCAAGCCCCAAGACCGAAGCGGATAAAGGGCGCAAGGCTTCGTTCTGTGCAAGGATGGGGGCCGTAGCGGCCAACGCTAAAGACGGCGAACGCGCTAAAGCGGCGCTTAAACGATGGAAGTGCTGATATGGCTACCAAACCTGGGCTGTATGCCAACATCAACGCTAAACGCGAGCGGATCAAGGAAGGCTCCGGCGAAAAAATGCGTAAGCCCGGTTCGGCTGGCGCACCAACTGCCAAAACGTTCAAAGAATCTGCTAAAACCGCAAAGAAGAAATAAATGGATTACTCAGGGGTAGCGGCAGCAGGCCGCGTGTCAAGCGGGGGCGGGTCTCGTAAGAAGGACCCCGCCACCGTCATGGACACCATGCGTAGCCGTCTGACGATGGCTATTTCTGCGTATTCCGAAAGCCGCGAAGATGAGTTGGACGACCTGCGGTTCTTTGCCGGGTCGCCTGACAATCAATGGCAGTGGCCTGCGGATGTGTTGGCTACTCGTGGCTCGGTGCAGGGGCAGACGATCAACGCCCGGCCTTGCCTGACCATCAACAAGCTGCCCCAGCACGTCAGACAGGTAACAAATGATCAGAGACAGAATCGCCCAAGCGGCAAAGTCATTCCTGTCGATGACAAGGCGGACGTGGAAGTTGCTGAGATCTACGATGGCATTGTGCGCCATATTGAGTATATGTCGGATGCGGACGTGGCTTACGATACTGCTTGCGAGAATCAGGTAACGTATGGCGAAGGCTACATCCGGTTGCTGACGGAGTACTGCGGTGACGATACGTTCGATCAGGACATCCGCATCGGGCGCATTCGCAACTCTTTTAGTGTCTACATGGACCCCACCATTCAAGATCCCTGCGGATCTGACGCCAAATGGTGCTTTATCACGGAAGATCTCACGCGTTCTGAGTACGAGCGCCTCTTTCCAGACGCCATGCCTATTTCGTCCATTCAACAGCAAGGCGTGGGCGACGAAAACTTGTCCAACTGGCTAAATGAGGATGTGGTCCGCATTGCGGAGTACTTCTACATCGAATACGAGCCCGCCAAGCTCAACCTGTACCCCGACAATCGCACCGCGTTTGAGGGAACCCGCGAAGACGCTATGTTTAAAGCGTCTGGATTAACTTCGCTCAAAAGCCGCAACGTGGACCGCAAGCGCGTCAAGTGGTGCAAGACCAACGGCTACGAGATGCTGGAGGAAAACGATTGGGCGGGCCAATGGATTCCGGTCATCCGCGTCGTTGGTAACGAATTTGAAGTTGATGGGCGTCTTTTCGTGTCCGGATTGGTGCGAAACGCCAAAGATGCCCAGCGGATGTACAACTATTGGGTGTCCGCAGAGACGGAAATGTTGGCTTTGGCCCCCAAAGCGCCGTTTATCGGCTATGGAGGCCAATTTGAGGGTTACGAACAGCAGTGGAAGACCGCAAACGTCAACAATTGGCCGTATCTGGAGGTCAACCCTGACGTTACGGACGGCGCAGGCGCTGTTTTGCCGCTTCCGCAGCGTTCGCCGCCTCCTATGGCGCAAGTTGGCCTCATACAAGCCAAGGCAGGCGCTTCTGACGACATCAAATCGACCACTGGTCAGTACGACAGTAGCATTGGCGCGACCAGCAACGAACGGTCAGGCCGGGCTATTCTGGCTCGCGAAAAACAAGGCGATACAGGCACATATCACTACGTTGACAACCTTGCCCGCGCCATCCGCTACACAACCCGCCAGATTGTCGATATGATCCCCAAGATCTACGACACCCAGCGCATCGCCCGTATTATCGGCATCGACGGTGAAACGGACATGGCTAAGATTGACCCAACTCAGCAAGAGCCGGTCAAGAAGATTGTTAGCCCTGAAAACCCTAACGTCGTGATTGAAAAGATCTACAACCCCAGCGTTGGCAAGTACGATGTGTGCGTCACGACCGGGCCAAGCTACATGACCAAGCGTCAGGAAGCTCTTGATTCCATGTCGCAGCTTCTTCAAGGCAACCCGGCTCTTTGGGCGGTGGCTGGCGATCTGTTCATCAAAAACATGGATTGGCCTGGCGCGCAGGAAATGTCCAAGCGGTTTGCCAAGACCATTGACCCCAAGCTTCTTGAGACCGACGACAAGTCTCCGGCGCTTCAGGCTGCTGAGCAGCAGATGCAGGCAATGGGCCACGAGATGGAGATGATGCACAAGATGCTTCAGAACGTCCATCAGTCCGTCGAAATGCAGGATCTTGAGCGCAAGAACTTTGAAGCAACGATCAAGGCGTTTGACGCCGAGACCAAGCGCCTTTCTGCCGTTCAAGCGTCCATGTCCCCAGAACAAATTCAAGACATTGTTATGGGCACGGTCCACGGCATGATCACCAGCGGCGATCTGGCGGGCGAAATGCCCGGTCAGGAATTGCCAGGTGAAGAAATGCCAATGGAAATGCCGCAGGGAATGGCCCCCGAAATGCCGCCCCAAGGAATGCCACCGCAGGGAATGCCGCAATGAAGAAAGCTTCTGATTTCGTAGGGTATTTGTTCCTTGCGCGGGATGTGGCTCACTCGGTCCATCTTAACACCCGCAGTTTTGCCAAGCACATGGCGTTGCAAGGGTTTTACGATGGGATTGTTGATCTGGCGGACAAGTTTGCTGAAGCTTATCAAGGCCGTCACGGTCTGATTGGCGGCATTAGTCTTCAGACCGCCAAAAAAACCACCAACGTCGTTGAGTTTTTGGAAAACCAGCTTCAAGAGATTGAAGACTGCCGGTACGACGTGGTGTCTGACAAAGATACCGCGCTCCAAAACATCATTGACGAAATCGTAGGGTTGTATCTGTCAACCCTGTACAAACTCAAGTTCTTGTCGTGAGGCGCTGATGCCCACCGCCTCCTACGTCAAATACACCGCCGCCATTGAACCTCTTTTGGAGGGTATCAACGCGGGCACTGATTCGTGGAAGATTGCGTGGGCGCTGACCGTCAACGCGGCGGACACAACGTTTACGGCGGGCACCACGGATTTAGCTACGGCTGGCGGGTACACGGCAGGCGGCAATGCGGCCAGCATCACGTCTGCCGCTCAGACGGCGGGCACGTACAAGCTGGTGCTTGCAAGCCCCGCCGTATGGACGGGATCTGGCGCTGGATTTACGTTTCGATATGCGATACTTTGGGATGCTACAACCAACACCCCGGTAGCGTATTGGGACTACGGATCCAACGTAACCGTGGCGTCTGACGATACCGTTACCGTAACCCTTGATGCTACGAATGGCGTGTTCCAAGCTACCTGATAGGATAGATCTATGGCCTTCATAACCGCAGATCGTGTCAAAGACACATCGACCACGACCGGCACCGGCAACATCACGGTGTCTGGATCTGCGCCATTTGGCTATCGGACATTTTCAACGGTTCTGAGCGTTGCGGACACTTTCTATTACGCTATCCAGGGACAATCGACTGCTGAGTGGGAAATCGGCGTTGGCACTTACGCCAGCACCAACCAGTTTGCCCGCACGACCGTGTTGGCATCGTCCGCCAGCGGAAGCGCCGTGTCGTTCTCGTCCGGCACTAAGAACGTGTTCATTACGTTGGCGGCTACCAGAACGCTTCAGCTTGGTCCTAGCAACACACCAACGGCTGGCTCTGTGCCATATGGCACTGGATCTACGCTTGCGTACACGGCTGCGGGGTCATCGGGTCAATTTCTTAAATCTAATGGGTCAGACGCGCCAACATGGGTTACGGCGGCTGGAACTGGTACGGTCACTAGTGTTGATGTTAGCGGCGGCACAACGGGCCTTACCGCCAGCGGCGGGCCTGTCACTACGTCAGGCACCATAACTATTGCAGGTACGCTTGCAACGGCTAACGGTGGCACTGGCGGCACGGCTACCCCTACGGCAGGCACTATTCCCTATGGCACCGGAACCGCGCTTGCATATTCGGCTGCGGGCACAGCGGGCCAAGTGCTTACGTCTGGTGGCGCTGGAGCCCCTACTTGGACCACTGTGACGGGCACCGGCACCGTCACCAGCATCAACGTCAGCGGGGGCACCACAGGGCTTACGTACAGCGGCGGTCCCATTACGGCGTCTGGCACCATCACAATGGCCGGTACGTTGGCGGTTGCTAATGGTGGTACAGGTATCACCAGTTTTGGTACGGGTGTTGCTACTGCGCTTGGGCAAAACGTATCGGGTTCTGGCAGCATTGTTCTCGGAACGTCGCCCACGGTCAACAACCCAACCGTCACCAACTACGTTGAGTCGGTAGTGGCTATTGGTACGGTTACAACCACCAATACTCTCAGCCTTACAAACGGAACGGTGCAAACGGCCACGTTGACAGCTTCTACGGCTTGCACGTTCACCATGCCTACCGCTACCGCAGGCAAATCGTTTGTGTTGTTGTTGAAGCAAGCGGCAGCAACCGGCAACGGAACGGCTACGTTTACAAGTGTCAAATGGAGTTCCGGCGGCGCGCCAACCATCACCGCTACTGCGGGCAAAATGGACATCCTGACTTTTGTTGCTGACGGCACCAACTGGTACGGCAGCTACGCACAAGGATACACCCCATAATGTTTGCGGCAAAAAACACTGCTTTTACCGCCGTAATACCCACCCTATCGTATTTGATAGTTGGCGGCGGCGGCGGCGGCGGAACCGCACAGACCGGCATTAATCTTGGCGGCGGCGGCGGCGCAGGCGGTTTTTTAACGGGCAAACAAAGTTTTGCCGTAGGAAACGTATATACCGTTACCGTAGGCGGCGGCGGCGCTGCGTCTACCAACGGGTCGCCGTCATCTATTACTGGGGCAACTACCGCCGTTGGCGGCGGTTACGGCGGTAATAACGTAAATGGAAATGGTAATTCTGGCGGATCCGGCGGCGGGGCGGGAAGCAACGGAAGTTCATTTGGAACGGGAACTTCTGGGCAAGGCAATAATGGTGGTGCTGGTTTTAGTGGGGCTAATTTTGGCGGCGGCGGCGGCGGCGGGGCAAACGCTGTTGGCGCAGACAGTACGGCAACTAACGGCGGAAATGGCGGCGCGGGGACTGCATCTTCCATAACTGGATCGTCTGTTACTTACGCAGGCGGCGGCGGCGGAGGTATTTTTAATGTTAACACCCCTGGATCGGGCGGCGCAGGTGGCGGCGGCGCGGGCGGCGCTAATGGCGGCGCAGGCGCTGCCGGTACAACAAACACTGGTGGCGGCGGCGGCGGGTCATCGCAATTAGGAACTACCGTGGCTGGCGGCGCTGGTGGATCAGGTATTGTAGTGATCAGCTACCCCAACACGTACCCTAACGCAGCGTCTACCACTGGATCGCCAACGTTTACCAATACCGGCGGCAACAAAATTTACACGTGGACTAGCAGCGGGAGCATAACTTTCTAATGGCTTTTATCACCGCAGACCGTGTTCTCGATAGCTCCACGTCCACTGGCACGGGGGCTTTTGTTGTGTCTGGTACGCCTGCGGCGGGCTATCGGACATTTTCGGCGGTCATGTCGGTTGGGGACACTTGCTATTATTCTATTCAAGGACAGACGACCAGCGAATGGGAAGTGGGGCTTGGCACCTACTCGTCCGCTAATACGCTGACCCGCACTACGGTCTACAGCTCGTCTAATTCAGGATCTGCGGTTACGTTTTCTGCGGGCACCAAAAACGTATTTATCACAATGGCGGCGGCAAGATCGCCTCAACTAGACCCATCTGGTAACGTAACGGCTTTAGGTACGCCTGCGTCTATATCCTTGACCAACGCCACCAGTTTGCCTCTTGCAACAGGTGTTACCGGCGTTCTTTCTGCTACTAACGGTGGGTCTGTAGCCTGGCAATCAGTCCAAACAAGCGGATTCACGGCTGTCGCTGGCCGCGCATACCCCGTCAACACGACGTCTGCGGCGATCACCGTCACGCTCCCCGCCAGCCCGTCTGCGGGCAACATCGTGCAGTTGACGGACTATGCGGGGACGTGGGCGACGAACAACGTGACGGTTGGCCGCAATGGTTCTAACATTAATGGTGTTGCTGTCAATGTTGTTTTGGCAATTCGGCGTGAGTCAATTGCGTTTGTGTATATCGACGCAACGCAGGGATGGTTGGCTTACGTTGGGATCAATACCTCCAATGTTTACGGTGCATCATATCTTATAGTTGCTGGAGGCGGTGGCGGCGGCGGATTAAACGGCGCAGGCGGTGGCGGTGCTGGCGGTTTGCTGTCAGGGACAAGCACCTTAACAAGCGGCACGGCTTATACCGTTACTGTTGGCGCTGGTGGGGCCGCGGTTACAACAGGCGTTGTTGGCAACAATGGCACTGCGTCTTCATTCAATAGTATAAGTGCCACAGGCGGCGGCGGTGGTGGTCATGGTGTTCCGCCCGACAATAGCCCGCTACTTAACGGCGCTTCAGGTGGGTCCGGCGGTGGCGGTGGCGGCTGCGATGGCGGAACTGCCGGTGTTGGCGGATCAGGAACTTCTGGACAAGGGTTTGCCGGAGGAAACGGCACTTCAGGAGCATTGTCAGCCGGGGGCGGCGGTGGAGCAAGCGCGGTTGGCGGCGCGGGAAATACATCCGGTAAATCAGGAAATGGCGGCGCGGGCACAGCATCCTCAATTACTGGCTCATCGGTAACATATGCTGGCGGCGGGGGCGGTGGCGGCAACGGCGCATCCAATGTTGGCACAGGCGGTTCCGGCGGCGGGGGCGCGGGCGGATACGGAAATCGTGGTGGCCCATATGGCGCTGGCGGAAACGGTACAGCCAACACGGGCGGCGGCGGCGGCGGTCAAGGCGGGTTTAACCCTAGCTCCTCTTATCCTTCTGGTACTGGCGGATCCGGCGTCGTTATCTTGTCTGTTCCAACAGCCAACTACACCGGCACCACAACCGGCTCCCCAACCATCACCACTTCGGGCAGCAACACCATCATCAAGTTCACCGCTTCAGGGAGCTTTACGGCATGAGTCACTTCGCAAAGGTTCTTGACGGCAAAGTCATCCAAGTCATCGTCGCCGAGCCCAACTTCTTCGACACCTTCGTGGACTCGTCTCCCGGCTCGTGGATACAGACCAGCTACAACACCCGTGGCGGCGTCCACTACGGCGCGGACGGCCAGCCCGATGGCGGGGAAGCCCTGCGCGGCAACTATGCCGGGATCGGCTACACTTACGATGCCGCCAGTGACGTGTTCTATGCGCCGCAGCCCTACGCAAGCTGGACGCTGGATCAGGCCACATGGCTGTGGAGCGCGCCCGTGCCGTATCCCGCTGACGATCAGCGGTACGTCTGGGACGAGGCTACAGTTAGTTGGAAGCTTGTAACCGAAGGATAGGTTAATTGAATGGCTGTCGCTCTTACTGGATACGGCATTGCATCGTTACCGATTGCAGCCGCACCGTTAGCGGGAAGCCCCCCGGCCCTTTCGGTTGCTTATACGCTTACCGCTACTAACGGATCATACGCGCTTACCGGGCAAAGCATAACCATCACAAAGGGCTTCTTGCTTTCCGCCCAAAACGGTCTATACTCGTTAACCGGGCAGGCCGTAGACATCACGTATACCCCCTTCACCCCGCCGGTTACGGGACCGACGCAGTACTTCATAGAAATTCGGTCCTTCACGGAATCTAGGAGAATATGATGTCGATTAACCTGAAAGCCATCACGACCAGGTTAGGCTATCAGCAGATCACCTCTCTCAGCTCTTCCACGGCGCTGACAGTTCCTTATGTTGATCTTAACGGCTTGAATTGCCGTCCTGTGATCGCTCTCATCACTCCCGAAGGTCAGGCTGTGCGCTGGCGCGACGATAACGTTGCCCCCACTTCGTCCGTTGGGATGCCCCTTCCTGTTGGCGTGACGCTCCAGTACGATGGCGATCTGACCATGATCCGGTTCATCGAGCAGGTAGCCGGAGCCAAGATCAACATCAGCTACTACGCTTAAAGGTGTCCCTATGAACGTCTCGCAGGATAGCGCCCCAATGGACTACATGGATTACTTCCTTAACCAGCTCCCCAAAAACTTGGCTACGATGGCCGCGTTGCGGGATGAGTTGGCCGTCCGTCAGGGCGCGCTGTCCGCCGCTCAGGATGCGGTTGCTGACCGGGCCAAGGCTGCGGAAGAGCTCGCCGCCGCTAAGGTTACCGCCGCCGAAATGGTTGCAGGGGCCAAGGACGCCAGCGAAGCGTTGAAAGCGGATCAGGCGCAGTTGACGGCTAATCGCGCTGCGTTTGACGCCGCCAAAGCCGAATACGACGCGGATCTTGCCGCTCGTGCGGATCTTCTGGCCCGGCAGGAAGCTTCTTGCAATGCTACCGAACTTCGTCAGGCTGCTACGGCGGCGTCCTTGGACGCCCGCGCTGCTGATCTGGCATCCGCTACGCAGGCCCTTGAGGCCCGTGTGAAAGCCTTCCAAGAGAAAGTGGCAGGTCTTTCAGCTTAACCGACTGGCCGGTAGCCAGGCACTCCTCGGAGTAACCCATGAACGACGACAACATGCTTACCCCAGCGGACGCCCCGGCGCCCGCGTCAGAATTGGAAGCTACGGCGGCTCCTGTTGCTGAAACTACAAGGCCGGAAGATCAAACGACTGACACGCCCAAGTCTTTCACACAAGAAGAATTGGACGCCATAGTCGGCAAGCGCCTCGCAAGAGAGCAGCGTAAATGGGAACGGGAGCAGGCCCAACGGACTGTTCCTACTGCGCCTTCTGAATTACCGCCACCTGATCAATTTGATTCGGTCGAAACCTATGCGAAAGCATACGCCGAACAGATGCTACGGGAACGGGAAGTTCAAAAGCAGCGGTCTGAATACGTAGAAGCCTACCACGACCGCGAAGAGGATGCGCGGGGCAAATACGATGACTTTGAACAAGTCGCGTACAACCCCAACCTCCGCATCACGACCGTGATGGCCGAGACGATCCAGACTTCTGATGTTGGGCCTGACGTAGCGTATTATTTAGGGTCCAACCCCAAAGAAGCAGACCGCATATCCCGTTTGTCGCCTATCTTGCAGGCCAAGGAGATCGGTAAGATTGAGGCCACTCTGGTCTCAAACCCGCCGGTTAAGAAATCTTCGAGTGCGCCCACGCCTATTTCGCCTGTCACTGCTAGAAGCAGCGGAACGTCCACATACGACACCACTGACCCACGGTCCATCAAGTCGATGACCACGTCAGAGTGGATTGCCGCTGAACGAGCCCGACAGGTAAAAAAGCTGGAAGCTTCGAAATTCCGTTAACCCTCTACGCCTGAAAGGCTGACCAATGGCTAATAGCATTCTCACAATCGACATGATCACCAGAAAGGCTCTGGAGATCCTCGAGAACAACTTGGTGCTTTCGCGTAACGTGAACCGCCAGTACGATGACAGCTTCGCCGTCGAAGGCGCGAAGATTGGCTCCACGCTGCGTATCCGCCTTCCTGATCGCGCTCTCGTCACCAACGGAGCTGCGCTTCAGGTTCAGGACGACAACGAGCAGTTCACCACCCTGACTGTTTCTACCCAGAAGCACATTGGCGTGAACTTCACCTCCGCCGAGTTGACCATGCAGTTGGACGACTTTGCAGAGCGCGTTCTCAAGCCCCGCGTCAGCCAGCTTGCTGCCAGCGTGGACGCGGACGTGGCGAACGCCTACCAGAACATCTACAGCTCGGTTGGCACCCCCGGCACGACCCCTGCTACTTCGCTTGTCCTGCTTCAGGCCCAGCAGAAGCTCAACGAGTACGCTGTCCCCATGGACCAGCGTTACGCCACTGTGAACCCCGCTGCCAACGCCGGTCTGGTCGAAGGCATGAAGGGTTTCTTCAATCCCACCAGCACAATCAGCCGTCAGTTCAAGACCGGCATGATGGGCGAAGGGGTCCTTGGCTATGATGAAGTTAACATGTCTCAGTCTATCGTGCAGCACACGACCGGCTCGCGTTCCACTTCGGACACGATCCTCGTCAACGGCGCGGTCACGACGCAGGGCGCGTCCACCATCAACATTGATGGCGGCACCGGCTCCGCGACCATCAAGGTCGGCGACGTGTTTACCATTGCTAACGTGTACGCGGTCAACCCGCAGACCCGTCAGACCACCGGCAGCTTGCAGCAGTTTGTCGTTACCGCTACCGCCACTGCTTCCAGCGGCGCGTGGACCAACGTGGCAATCTCGCCTGCGATCTACACCTCCAGCCAGGCGCTGGCGACTGTGGATTCGTTCCCGGCGGACAACGCTGCTGTTACCTTCCTCGGTGCAGCTTCCACCTCGTACCCGCAGAACCTTATTTACAACAAGAACGCCATCACGCTCGGCACCGCCGATCTGCTGATGCCGCAGGGTGTGGATATGGCGTCTCGTCAGGTTCATAACGGCATCTCGATGCGTATTGTTCGCCAGTACGACATCAACAATGACCGTATGCCTTGCCGTATTGACGTTCTCTACGGCTACTCCGTGATTCGCGCGCCGATGGCCGTGCGTATGTGGGGCTAATGGCGTTCATCTGGGGCTGCGGCCCCAGATTTCCCCTTTCAACTCTTTAGGAGAATATCATGGCTCTTCCGAATGGCGCTGGTGGTTACCAGCTTGGCGATGGCAACATCACTGAAGTTAACATTGTGACGCAGGGCACCCCTGTTGCAAAGACCGCTGCGGCTTCGCTTACCGCTGCGGAAATTACGTCTGGCATCATCACCTACACGGGTGCTGTTGCTAACCTGACGTTCCCTTCTGTGGCTGACACCGAGGCGCTGGTCTCCAGCGCCAAGGACAATAGCTGCTTTGACGTGGTGGTCATCAACATCGGCGGCACCAACACGGTGTCCGTTGTGGGCGGCACTAACTGGTCCACTGTTGGCTCGCTGGCGATTGCTGCTGGCGTGTCGGGCCGCTTCCTTGCCCGCAAGGTTGGCGATCTGGCTTGGACCCTGTACCGTATCGCGTAATCCATTAACGCCCCGCTTAACGGCGGGGCGTTTTTCCACAGGTAAATTCATGATCTACATGCGCCATCCGGTTCACGGCACCAAAGTCGCCGTTATGGAAGCCGAAGCGATTTATGATGAAGAGAGCGGCTGGAAACGCTATACTCCCGGCGAAGCCCCGCCCTCTGACACGTCAGAGCCGGTAAATGAACTTGCACCCCGGCGACGCGGTCGCAGGCCGCTGAATGAGGGAATAGCCAGCTATGACGACAGCCGGGGATCAGATTAACGGAGCCCTTCGCCTTCTGGGCGTTTTAGCCGAAGGTGAAACGCCTTCTGCGGGCACGTCGCAAGATGCTCTGTTTGCGCTCAATCAGATGATCGACTCTTGGGGCACGGAAAAACTCTCGACGTTCACAACGCAAGAGCAGGTGTTTTCGTGGTTGCCGGGGTTCATAAGCCGTACCCTTGGCCCTTCCGGTGACTTCGTTGGCGACCGTCCCGTCCTCATGGACGACGCGACGTATTTCGTGGACGCTTCGACCGGCATTTCCTACGGCATCAAGCTGATCAACCAGCAGCAGTACGACGGCATTGCGGTCAAAAACGTGACCAGTACTTTTCCACAGGTAATGTGGATTAATACCAATTACCCCAACATCGACATGCACATCTATCCGGTGCCCACCAAGGTGCTGGAATGGCATTTCATATCGGCGGCGCAGTTAACGCAGCCCGCTACCATCGCCACGCCGCTGTACTTCCCGCCTGGCTACCTGCGGGCGTTTCGGTACAATTTGGCTTGCGAACTGGCCCCTGAGTTTGGCGTAGAACCTTCGCCCACGGTCAGCCGGATTGCGATGTATTCCAAACGCAATCTCAAGCGCATCAATAACCCTGACGACATCATGTCGATCCCCTACGCCATCGTCAGCACCCGCCAGCGGTTCAACATCTTTGCAGGTAACTTCTGATGAAGAGCCCTATCCTTGGCTCCGCGTACGTAGCCCGCAGCGTCAACGCTGCGGACAACCGCATGATCAACATGTTTCCGGAGGTTGTGCCGGAAGCTGGAAAAGAACCTGCGTTTCTTCAACGCGCGCCAGGGCTGAACTACCTTGCCACGATGGGCCAAGGCCCGGTACGCGGGCTTTGGCAGTTTGGCAATTACGGCTACGCCGTGTCGGGCACGTCTCTGTACAAGATCGACAGTGATTTTAATGTCGTATCCAAGGGTACCGTGTCGGGCACCGGGCAAGTGTCGATGGTGGACAACGGTACGCAGTTGTTCATTGCTGCGGGCGCTACTGGCTACATCTACAACGCCGGTACGGATGTGTTCGCGCAAATCACAGATGTTGATTTTGCGGGCGCGGTGACGGTCGGGTTTATCGACGGGTACTTTGTCTACAACCAGCCTAACAGCCAAAAGTTTTGGGTTACGTCGCTGTACGACGGCACGTCCGTCGATCCGCTTGACTTTGCCAGCGCCGAAGGCTCGCCCGACAATCTGGTGTCCTTGATCGTAGATCACCGCGAGATCTGGCTGTTCGGGCAGTCGTCTATCGAAGTCTGGTACGATGCCGGTTTGCCCGACTTCCCGTTGTCACGCATTCAAGGCGCGTTTATAGAGATTGGTTGCGCTGCGCCGTTCTCTGTTGCCAAACTTGACAACGGCGTGTTCTGGCTCAGTTCAGACGCGCGCGGGCGCGGTATGGTCTACCGTTCTAACGGTTACGCCGGCGTCCGCATCTCGACGCACTCCGTCGAATGGCAGATCCAACAGTACGCCGACATCACGGACGCCGTGGCGTACACTTACCAGCAGGACGGTCATTCATTCTATGTGTTAAACTTTCCCAGCGCCAACATTACTTGGGTCTACGACGTGGCAACCCAAGCTTGGCATCAGCGCGCCGGTTGGCTCAACAACCAGTTCACCCGCCATCGCGGCAACTGCCAGATGGCGTTCAACGGCCAGATCGTAATCGGCGACTATCTGACCGGCCAGATTTACGCTTACGATCCTACGGTCTACACCGAAGCCGGGTCGGTTCAAAAATGGCTGCGTTCGTGGCGGGCGTTGCCTACTGGCACCAACAACTTAAAACGCACAACGCAGCACAGCTTGCAACTCGATTGCGAGACGGGCGTGGGTCTGGATGGCGCAACGCCTGCAACCACAACCTATCTCAGCAGCATTTCGTCTGACGCCGCGTCTGCTGGCGCAATCAGCGGCGAATCGGAAGAAACTACACCCGAAATCATTGTGCAGGGATCTGATCCGCAGGTCATGTTGCGTTGGTCGGATGACGGCGGGCACACTTGGTCCAACGAACAATGGCGGTCGATGGGCAAGATTGGACAGACCGGGCGGCGCGTCTTGTGGCGCAGGCTTGGCATGACCTTGAAGCTCCGCGACCGCGTCTACGAGGTGTCTGGAACTGATCCGGTCAAGATCGCCATCATGGGCGCGCAACTGATCGTGAGCCCAACCAATGCCTGATAATATTACGCAAATACCGGCTCCGCGTGTCGCCATTTGGGACGCAATGACAAACTACGTCACACGCGGATGGTATCGGTATTTTTACAACCTTTACGCCATTCTTGGCAGCGGTTCGCTTCGCAGCGGGGCGTTCTATGACACCACCACGCAGACCGCCGCCGCAATCAACACGGCCTACGCCATCACGCTCAACAACACCAGCTTGACCCAAGGCGTTAGCATCGGGACGCCAACGTCGCGGGTCTACGTGGACCGCACGGGTTCGTACAACATCCAGTTTTCGTTGCAACTGACCAGCACCAACGCGGCGGATAAAGACGTATATATCTGGGCAGACGTAAACGGAACGTCCGTGCCTGAGAGCGCCACCAAACTAAGTTTGTCTGGCTCTAGTAAATCTTACGTTGCGGCTTGGAACTTTGTCATCCGCATAAGCGCAGGTGACTATTTCCGGCTAATGTGGTCTACTTCCAACACAAACGTTCAGATAGCCCGCATAGCGGCGTCTGCGCCTGTACCGGCCATCCCATCGGTTATCTTGACCGTAGCTGCAAATATAGGTGAATAATGGCTGTTCTCACTCCATCCCCCAAGACAGCTTTTGTTGATGCTGCTGGCGAACCGTTGGTCGGCGGGCAGTTGTACACCTACATCGCCGGTACGACGACGTTGCAGGCCACCTACACGGATGCAACAGCGGCAACGGCCAATACCAACCCGATCATCTTGGACTCGCGCGGTGAGGCCAACGTTTGGCTTGGCGGCGCGATCTACAAGTTTGTGTTGCGGGATGCGGATGGCGCGCTGATCTGGACAGTGGATTACATTTCGGCCCCCACGGCTGCGGTGTCGCCCGTGTTGTCGGGCAACGTTACCATCGACTCCAACACATCTTCGCCCGCGTTGAAAATCACGCAGACCGGTACGGG